TAGGGTGTCTAAACATTCCAATAAAACTTATTAAGTTTCCTAATAAACTTATTCCAAAACGTAAAATACGAGGAGAAATATCATGGGTGATATTTTAAAAGAAGCCATAGCAGATGCTAAAGCGGTTCGTGAAACAGCTTTACAGAATGCAAAGATGGCATTAGAAGAGGCGTTCACTCCTCAGTTGAAATCAATGCTTTCTGCAAAACTCAAAGAAGACGAATTCGAAGATGAAGAAGACGTAGAAATGGGTGATGAAGAAGGTGGTGAAGAAGATTTCGGCGATGAAGGTGGTGATGATGATGTTGATGTAGATATCAATATTGCAGACGATGGTGATGAAGAAGATTTCGAAGGTGATGCCGGAGATTTCGGTGACGAAGAAGGTGACGAAGAAGTTGAAGAAAACATCATTGAACTTAACGGACAACAATTTAAATTAGTTCCTCTTGAAGAAGATGAATTTAATGAAGAAGTTGACGAAGAAACTGACAATCTTGATCTTGAATCTATTGTAAAAGAGTTAGAATCTGAATTATCAGAATCAGACGAAGATGATAGTGAAAGTTCAAATGTTGTTAAAGAAGAAGAAGATGATGAAACTGTAGATGAATCACAAGAAGAAGAATATGAAATTGATGAATCTTTATTTACTGAAGAAGGTGATGAAGAAGAACTTGATGAAGTTGATAAATCTTCTGA